CTATAAAGAGTTTGAAACACTTGAGTTTATCGATGGTAGCCGTGCTAAATGGCTTCATCTCAAGTGGAAGCTTAGGAAAACAAAAAGCAGTGATGAAGTTAAGATTATATCTGGCAAAAGCAGGGTCTGGGCATTTAATGATGTTGCGATTCCTAGCGATAATAATTCAGGACAATCAACATGCACGGTACTAGGCAGTGGCGGAAATTTTACTAAAAACGAAATAATTGAAATTAAGAGGGGTAGTGAAGCAACTAATCTTACAGAGGCACAAGCCGCCTATGATCCAAATAGCAATCCGTTTATAAGTCAACCAAACTTGCCTCAAATGGAATTCTCAGGAATGAGATTCGTAATTAAAAAGATTGATAAAGATGTCCAATTTGAAGGAATATCTCAGTCTTGGAGGCACGAAGTCTTTGGTCTCGCAGCTGATGCAAATATCAAAAAAGATGAATCAAAGACAGTTACAACAACATTTACAAAAGACAATAAGCAATTAAAAGTAAATCTAAAGGCAACAAAAATAAAATTTAATACGCCTGTCGTAGGCCAAGATTTTGGTTGGTCTAGGCCTGAAATCAGCAAAGTATTCGAGAATGGAACCACAAGCGGGGCGTGGGCAGTAGAGGAGACATTCTCAAGTCCTATAACTATAAATAAAAGCAATCCATTTTTCACACGATACAACGCAGTTGATCAAAGATTTGAAATTTTGAATGTAAAAAAAGAAGATGTAAGCCCAGGCTTTAGCAACTCTGAACTAGACTTTGAAACTATGTCTCAAGTCTCAGATATTAGCAATTATCGTAATTTTGTTGAAAAATCAAACAGCACATCCCCTGAGCATGAAATTGTTTACGTGAATGAAGTGCAGATTAACGACAGCGAAGCAAATATGCTCAACTTAACGCTTGCTGGTTTGTCTTTAAGAGCGGGCCGTAATTTTACCGCTCTTGATCAAATGCGAGTGTGGCTTAAGAACGGAATAGCAGTGGAGCGGTTGCACCCAACAGTTAAAACTCCTGGCTCTTTTTATGGAGACACTGCAGAGTTTGGCCCTAGCAATTTGCTGACAGACCTGATGTATTTTATGTTTACAGACCAAACTGCTGGAGCGGGTGGTTTGCTGGGAATGGATAGCAACAGAAGTTACATGGTTGAAAAAGAAGATTTAGTGCGAACTTCTAAGTTTCTTGTAAAAAACAATTTGTTCTTTAATGGCCCGATTGTTGAGCGCACCAATTTAAGACAGTTCTTCAGTGATATTGCACCAAGCTTTTTATGCAATTTTTCGATAGTCAATGGAAAGTTCTCATTGAAACCTGCTTTTCCAGTGGACAGCAGTGGGCGCATCAGCATAGGCTCTATCGATCCAGAGGCTTTCTTTACCGCTGGAAACATTCTTGAAGACAGTTACAAGATTGAGTACCTTGGGGCGGAAGAACGTCGAGCATTTAAGGCTGTTGTTCGGTATAGGCAGGAACGCGTTAATCAATTGCCAGAAGAGGCAGTTGTTGAGGTAAAAGGAGTTGACAGTGAAGGTACTTATTCCTCTCCCGGCACCAGCTTGCTGCCTCAAGAAGAATTTGATTTAACTCAATTTTGCACGTCGCGAGATCATGCAATTTTAGTAGCTAAGTATTTCTTGGCCTTAAGAGCTTATGTAACTCATACGATAAACTTTTCTACGACAGCAGAAGGGTTGAACATCGGAGCTGGGTCTTTTATCAAAGTGACGACAGAAGCAACTCCTTACAATTCTGCAAACACTGGAACGGTTGATGGTACTGGAGCCGTTACAAGCGTGCGAGACATGCCGGATGGAGACTATCCAATTACTTATTTTAAATCAGGAGACGGAGATGTTGAAACAGGCAAGTTAATAGTTTCAAATGGCAAGGTCGCGGACTCTACATATCACAACATTTTATTCACTGTTACAGCTAGCGAAGTATCTCAAAACATCTATATTGTTGAGCAGTTAACTTTCTCTCAAGACGGCATTGTTGATATTGTTGCTTCTGAGTACCCTTGCGACAGCAGCAATGTTAGTAAAATAGCGTTGGCGGTTGTAAGCTCAGGAGGCTGGAGCGTTCAGTCATGACTTTCCCAATCACCAAGGCAGGAAGAACAGCACCGTTCAACCCGAGAGATTATTTGGTGCCGAGTGCTCGCACTTTTGAGTCAGGCAACTATCCGGTAAAAACTTATAAAGCTGAAAACGGCGCTGAACACAGGATTTTATATGGCAGCAAGCGTACCAACATGAGGTTGTCTCTTACCTATACTAACATTGCAGACATTGATGCTGAATTGTTTTTAGACCATTACGATACGGTTCAGGGTACTTTTAAAACTTTTGATGTTGGTAGCGTTAATGGGGTAAGTCCAACTCGCGGTGGCTGGGAAGGGAACAAAGATGCTTTAGGCGCTCAAACTCATGGAAATAACTATCGCTATGAAGGGCCGCCGCAGGTTCAACAGCTAGCTTTAGGGCGTAGCACTGTTACAGTGAACCTGATTGGCGTTCTCTGATGGCTCTTTTCACTGGCGCTTCTGGCAAGCTGTTTCTAAACGACACAACTGAAAACGATGTTGCGGGGACTGAGATAGCAAAGGTTCAAAACTGGAGTCTTAGTACATCAGTGTCATTAGTTAGCACTAAAACATTAGGTCAAACAGATGATGTTTTTACTCCTGTAGGAAGGTCTACCACAGGAAGTTGCCGTATTTTGTATTATCAAGAACTACCAGGATTGACAAGCACTACTAACAGTGCAAGCACTTTTTTAAATAAGGTGTTTAAACAACGTGACAGCGCAGCTGGGATTGTTAACGGTGCGTCTCTAGATCAAAACAACACGGATGTTCCATCGAAAACATTTCGTCTGCGACTATTGATTGACGACGGAACTACTGATGGCAAATATATTGATATGAGGGTTTTCATCACTAGCGCTTCTTTGTCAATGAGCGTTGGCGAGGTTGCGGCTGCTGATATACAATTCCAGTGCCAAGGCGCTCCAGTCAAGGTTGAAATCTAATGAGCGTTTATTTAGGGACATTTGGAGAAGTTGAACTCAAACGTGAGTTTGATGGCAACAGCATAATCGCTACGGTCGAGAATCGGCACGTAGATATTAACGCAAAAAGATTTAGTTTTGACTTTGACTTTGCTCAACGTCAGTTAATGACGGGAGACGAGGTTGCGTTTGAGAGCGAAGATGGCTCTACGAACTTAAGTTTCATATCAGGCTATAGCAGGCCAAAAATAGAAAGATTTGTGAATGTAGACGAAGTTGGAGGCATTAGACTTTACAGCACTTTTGCTCAGTCTATTGCTGGAGACATAAATAATGCAATAGCCTTGGCTTCGATATCGAGTGATATCAAAATTAAACTAAGAGTTCAAGACTCCAACTACAAGGTATTGGCAAAAGTTCAAAATTATGAATTAAACACTCAAAGAGATACAGTTGATGTTACGACATTGTCTGATCAGTTCAGAAGCAGCATCTCAAGTCTGATCTCTGGATCTGGCCGAATGGCTTGCGAATGGGAATATGCTGGAGAAACTGTAAAAGAGATCCCAAACTATTTGTTAGAATTACTTTTGCGAACAAAAGTTGGCAGCTCCTTTCAAGGCAGGTTTTACATAAAAACTGCAAATTACAATCCTGCAAACCATCCTTCAGGTACAGACGATTCAATATGGTACGAATTTCAAGGAATATTGACAGCGTGTGCGCTCCAATTTACTCCCGCGCAGCTTGTTCAGATTACTGCTGACTTTGTCACGACAAATGCGATTACGCTTCGGATGGACCTGGAAGATAGATTCGATCTCCTTCTTGAAGATGGATCGTTCCTGCTGCTCGAGCAGGGAACTAATGCAAAATTAAATTTGGAGCAAACCTAGGCATAGCACTATGATGGAGCCAACAGTGGTTTCACCCTTGAGGGCTTCATGTCTAACAAAAAGATCTCAGAGCTAGACCTTCTTACAAGCCTTGACTCCACTGAGCAGCTAGCAATTGTAGATGGTAATCAGACTAAGAGGATTACAGTCGCGACTTTGCTTACGCAGGGTCTTACGTCGGTAACCTCCGCTTCTGTTTCAAGCGCAAAAATTTCATATGTGGCTGGTGGTATTGCTACAGCAGCCATTGCTGATTCTGCAATCACAACAGTAAAGCTTGGAGACGCTCAAGTTTCTGCAGCAAAGATCTCAAACAATGCAATTGTCGTTGTTCAGTCAACCTTGCCGACTTCAGGTCAGTACACAGGACAGCTTGCTCTAACAATTGACGATAATAAGCTTTATGTTTGGAATGGAACTCAATGGGCTAATTCTGTTGCTCCTGGTTCTGTTAATGCCTTTACTGACACGACCTCAGGAATTATAAATATTGCCACAACAGTAAGTAGTGGAACAGCAACAATCACAGCGTCAATTGATGACACTGGATCTGCAGGGCAATTTTTAGCTGGACCTGTTGGATCTGGTGGAACGGTTGGTTATCGCACGATTGATGGCGGCGACTTGCCTACAGCCAGTACCACCTCAAAAGGCGGCATTATTGTAAATGGCGGTGGACTTACTCTAAGTACTGACACAATTCAGATTGACAATAGTGTTACTGCAAGTAGCACTAACCACCTTGTTACTTATGACGCAAATGGATTAATTACTGGTGGTGCGGCAATCACCTCAACTGACCTCCCGATTGCTACAGGTTCCGCCAGAGGTGCTGTCGTTGTTAGTGATGGTCTTGCCGTCGATGCAAGCGGCAATCTCTCAATAGACAACACAGTTACTGCTGGAACATACACCAAAGTTATAGTTACTTCTAAAGGTGTTGTTTCATCAGGCGACACTTTAACTGCAGCGGACATTCCTGATCATTCTGCTGCAAAGCTAACTTCTGGAACAATTGGCTCTTCTTTGATTGCTAATGATGCAATTACCGCAGAGAAGTTGGCGGATTCGTCCACAATGAAGTTTGGGGGTGCGCTTGGCAGCGATAACGTGACTATCTTCCCCGATGGCGATTTTAAAGGACAATTATTTTGGGATGAAACCAGCTTGGATTTATATCTTTATTCAGGGTCGTCTTTTATCCCAATTACGGTCTTATCTGGTAACCTTGTTAATGCTGGGACGTACAACGCAAATAGTAATTTAGTTAGCAGCGTAACGACTGCTGGATCATCAGCAGGTTTTAGTGCAGGGTCTGCTTTGCCCGCTCCAACTGGTGCAAACTTAAATCACTATCTTGTCGTTGATACGTCTGGTACAGGATCAGGTGCTGCACCTGCAGTAGCGCTTGCACCGCCTGACATGTTGCTGTCTAACGGTGTTGGAACGGAATATCGTTTGATCGATATTTCCAATGCTATTGCTGGTCAAACAGCAGCCAATATTTCATTTATTGCGAGTGGAACAATTGCTGCAACTGATGTGCAGGCAGCGTTACAGGAAGTTGATACAGAGAAGCTGGCAAAAGCTGGCGGCACAATGACTGGCAACTTGAACCTCGGGACTAGCACCAATGTGGTGTTTGAAGGTTCATCAGCTGATGATTATGAGACAACTTTAACGGTCACTAACCCTACGGCTGACCGCACCATCACACTGCCGAACGTTACTGGAACGGTAGTAACAACTGGCGACACCGGCAGTGTCACCAGCACGATGATTACTGACGGCACGATCGTCAATGCTGATATTAACGCTAGTGCAGAGATTGCAGTCAGCAAGCTTGCAAACGGCACTGCGCGTCAGTTGCTGCAAACTGATTCTGGTGGATCAGGCGTTGAGTTTACAAGCAACGTTGATGTTCCTGGAACGTTAGACGTAACAAGTGCAGCAACGTTTGATTCAACGGTTGCTGTAACTGGCTTGCTTAGTGCTAATGGCAAGTTGGCGTATCCAGCTGGGACAGCTGCTGCGGTTAGTTTGTATTCAGGAACTGATACGGACACTGGTATTTATTCGCCAGGTTCTAATCAGTTTGGAATTGCAACAGCTGGAACGCCACGCATTGTTGTTGACGCAAGCGGAAATGTTGGGGTTGGAGAAACGTCTCCAGCAGCAGGTTTAGATCTAAAATTAAACACAAATCCTGTTTTATCTATTGATCGAGGCACTGCAAATACTGCTAATTTCAAGCTTAAATATAACGGCACGGATACCGGTGCGCTTTCTGCTGGTAATGCTGATTTCCAAATTTCAGCAATTGGTACATCTACGCCAATTAGTTTCTACGCAAATGGCTCGGAAGCAATGAGAATTGATAGCTCAAGACGGTTGTTAATTGGTACGACCACTTCTCCCACTGGCGGTGATGCTCATTCTCAAAACGCTTCATTGTTGATTAGGGGAAGAATTGCCAACTCTGGAGACAGTGGCCGGATAAATCTGCAGCGTGGTTCAGCCGCTTCAAATGATTCAAGCATTGGCACAATTACTTTTACAGACAGCTCAAATAATGCTTACGCAAGAATAAGTGTTGACGCTGATGCAGCTCCTGGATCAGATGATTATCCAGGACGCATTGTTTTCAGCACGACTGCTGATGGTGCTTCATCACCTGACCCGCGAATGACTATTTACAGCTCGGGCGACATCCAGATTGGAGAATTTGATGGCGTTGACTTTACTAAAGAAGGCAACTTTATTTATTCATCGGGTCAATTCCGTGTTGTTCGCGAAACTGCCACTGACCGTATCTACAGTGGATTCTTAGGCTCAACTCAGACAGTAGATATTCGCGCAGATGGCAGCGCAACATTTGCTAATAAGGTTAGGGTTGGAGATTATGACAACAACAACGGAGCCAATATAAATGTTAAAGGCGCTATAACACTTAAAAAAACAGATAGCACAGATGCTCAAATAGTAGGACAACTTAGCGGCACAGAAACTTTTAAAGTGCTAAGTAATGGCTCCGCTGAATTTAAGGATGGCAGTTCAATGTTTGCAGGTGTTAATGGTGGCAGTGCTGTCTTTTACGGTGGCGACTCTAATACAACTAGCCAAAGCAATTCGAAATTTAGAATTAACTCGAATGGCTCCGCTACATTTGCTAATGGTGCATTCGACATAACAGCTTCAGGCACGACACAAATT